ATCCCCATCTTTCCGTTATCGAAGTCACCGTATCTGCCCAGCTGGATCACGCATCGGTCGCCACCGTTGAAGGCTGGATCAAGCCCAGCAATCATATGACTCTGCTTGTGAAAGATTGCTGGCATCATCGCCCGATACTTCTCAACCAAACTTTCACTCAGCACCGTCTTGCACACCCCTTCGGGCGACCACATCCCGCGAGTGTACTTCCAGAACTTGGGGCTGTCCTCGCCATCATACTTCTGGGCTTGGCGCACTTGCTCCTCGTTAATCAGAAAGCTGTACTTCTCTTTGCCAGCTAGAATGTTGGGAGACTTCATCCCATCGAAGCGAACACACACACCGCGCTCCGTCTCCCACTCATCATCCTCGATACTGACTGAAGCCCATCCTTTCTTCGGAGTGGCAAATCGCCCGTGCTGGTCAAACTTGCTGTGCGGGTTTCCGATCGCCAGAAACTTAAACTCCTTCGTTCCTTTCTGAAGGTTGGAACACGCTTCAAATGCTGCCTCCGGTGTGTCGGTGGCCTCATCCACAATCACCATCGTTCGCGGGGAACGGATACCTTGAATGTTGGCGACAGCCTTTGAAGTCGCTCCATCCAGTACGGGGATTGCGAAGATAGCGTGTTTGTCATCCCCTCGTATCGCTTGAAGCGTGGTCTTACTGTCCACCATATGCGACGGGTATCCACCTTTGCACGTTCGGTAGAGGTCTTGGATCACCGGCCACGCACGCTTCCGAATCATCTTCGCCGTTGTGGACGTAAGTATCACCGAGGTCTGAAGCGGTGCAGCTAGGAAGTAAATCATCGTGTAGAGACTCGCAGCGTAGGTCTTGCCACTTGCACCACATCCCGACCAACAGACCCATTGGTTCTCGCACAGCGACTCTATCTGTTTCTCCAGCCAAGGGTTCCAAATCAGCTTGGGCCACAGCATATTCGCTGCATTTTGGAAGTGCTTGAACGCGCCTAAACCTCCCCGATCTGGGGAGTGGTTAATGCGAAATGCGTACAACTCTAGCTCGATGTCGTTTAGTTGCACGTCAAACGCCAAGCCGTACTTGTGCTTTATCAAACCGTTTGACAGTTAGGGCTTTATCTTTAGGTATAAATCCCTATTGGGTTTAATCCCTCATAATTTCAAATAACTGTCAAACGATGGCTGTAACTCTCAATAATAACACCGACTGTTGTGAATCAACTTGCACCAATACAACGGTCAATGTTGCTGGCCCAACTGGCCCAGCTGGTGCAGCTGGTTCAAACGGAACTAACGGCAGTAACGGTGTAAATGCTTATGCAAAGACTACATCGGGATTCACCGTTCCCTCTGTCGGCGCGAATGTAGCTTTAGCGGTTAACAATGCGACTCCTTGGGCAAACGGAATGGTTATTTTCGTCCAAGTTGCTGGCTACTACGAAGTGGTTGGAACGACCGGCGGAACGATTAACGCAAAGAATCTTGGCTACACCGGCAACGCAGCTGTTGGGCAATCAATCGCAACTGACCGACTTATTGTTTCAGCTGGAGTCCAAGGGACGACCGGCACATCTGGAACAACTTTCAGCGGCTTCACCAACGCTGGCGACATCATCACCAGAGACGGCAGCGCACAGACGGTTCTGTCAGTTGACTCTACCCCAGACACCACGAAGGCTCTGTTCCAGCATAATTCCGGTAATAACATTACTTGGAAGAAAGTTGCGGCAGCTGATCTGGACGGGACAGTTGATTTAGCTTCCAAAGTTAGCGGTGTTCTCGACATCACAAAGCTGGGAGCTGTAAGTGGCGCGGGAGCTGGCAGCTTGCTTTACCGAACTGCAAGTGCTTGGGCCAAGCTAGACCCGCCAACCACTTCTGAGCAGCTGCTTGGGTACAACACCGGAACAAATGAACCCAACTGGGTCAGCCCCAGCTCATCGGGCTTGCTTTTTGCTAAAGCAAACATCAACTGTAATTCACTCGGAGCTTTTGCAAGCAAGACGGCTTCCACGAATATCTCTGGAGTAGCCGCTCAAAACTCAGGAGTAGATAGGTGGAAAATAAACTTTCAGACTCCAGCTTTATCCGACTTCTACGTTGCAATTGTTGGGAACTCAAACACCGACACTTCTGCTACGGGGTCATTTCAGTCAGACGTTTTTCGCGTGTACGAAAAAGACACCGCCCACGTTATGGTAGCACCAGATAGAGCTTTTGCCGGTAGTGGTGTGGGATACAGCTTTGATATTGTCATTTATCAATAATGCCCGTCATAGACCAACAACGTATCAGCGACGGGTTCCTTACGCTGGAGCGCGGGATAGATGCTGGTAAAGCCCCTAATCTTTTACCGCGCAACCAAGCCAGCTTTGGAGTTAACGTCACGATGCGCGGTGGGTATGTGAAGACTCGACCAGCGTTTACCAACATACCGTTGGACTTCACCGCTGAAGCTCAAGCTGATGCCGAGGCGATGCAGACCAACTTTAAGACCGGCAAGTTCCAAGGGGCATACAACTACCACTACGGTGATAAGAGTTTTATTGTGTGCGCTGTTGGCGGTTACATCTACCGGATCGACCCGCGCAACGGTGAGGTGTTGGACATCACTCCGAAGAAGTCAGCTGGCGTAGCTGACATCAATCCGCCGGACATCCCTACGTTTTTCTTTCAGCAAGCTGAAGAGTATCTAGTTATCCAAGATGGAATCAGTCTCCCAATCATCTACAACGGAGCCAGCTCCCGACGATCAAACATCTCAAACAACGAAGTGCCAGTCGGTACGGCTATGGCCTACGGGAACGGGCGGCTTTGGGTAGCGAAAGGTAGAGAGTTTGCAGCTGGCGATATTGTCAACGGGCCAACTGAGGTTATCCGGTTTACCGAGAACACTTATATCGCAGAAGGTGGGGCATTCGCTGTCCCACTCAACACCGGAGACATCACCGCTCTCAAATTTACCAGCCAGCCCGATAGCTCGCTTGGTCAAGGAGAACTGTTGGTTCACACCAACGAAGCGATCTTTGCGGTGAATGTTCCAACCAGTCGGGACGATTGGAAGAATGTTAACTACCCCACCGTTCGGATCGTGGCAATCAGCTACGGATCGGTCAGCGACCGCAGCTGTACATTGGTTAACGGAGATATGTTTTACCGTTCCACAGACGGTATCCGTAGCTACATTTCAAGCAGACGCGAGTGGCAAGAGTACGGACAAGTGCCGAACAGTCGGGAGATCACTCCGGTACTCGCCCCCGAACAGCTAACCAGCTACTCGCAGCTGACCAGCTCGGTGCTGTTTGACAACCGACTGCTCACCACCGTCACCCCCAATACAAACAGTAGCCAAGGGATTTACTTCAAAGGACTGGCCGCTCTGGACTTTGATCTAGTGGGTGGTATGGGAGAGAAAAGCCCACCCGCTTGGGAAGGTCTTTGGACTGGCTTAAACTTTCTGCAACTAATTACCGCTAGAGTTGAGGGCGAAGACAAGTGCTACTCGATGGTGCTTGATGGAACGTGCCGCATTCAGCTCTGGGAAATAACTAAAGACGGAAAGAAGGATAACAACAGCACCTCAATCGAGTGCTACGTCGAAACGAAAAGTTATTCTTTCGAGAATCCGTTTGAGCTGAAGAAGCTGGAGTACGGCGAAATGTGGATTGACCAGCTGGAAGGCGAAGTTGACTTCGACATTAAGTACAAGCCCAACCAATACCCAGCTTGGGTGGACTGGACTGCGTTCACCGAATGTGCCAAGACAGAAAACTGCGACCCCGAAGCTGGAAGCTGCCTCACATTCCACAACTACAAACCGCAGTACCGAAGCCGTAGGCGACTGCCACAGCCAGAGGATAGCTGCGAGTCCACCAACAACGCGCCAATGCGTAACGGCTATGAGCTATCCGCAAGAATTGGGTGGACGGGCCAAGCCAGACTTAAAGGATTTCGGTTACACGCCTACCCCGTCATTGAAGAACCTTACGGTGATTGCGCCGAGTTCGGAGCCTGTTCTTAAAATTTATGAAGTACAAAGAACTCATCATTAGCTGCACGACAATAACCGCCAATAGCCCTTACAGTTATGCTGTCGGAGGTTCGTGTGGCGAAAAGGTCAGCTACACCACAGCCAGTTAAACTATGCCCTCTAACCAGTCAGTCACTCTAGTTAAAGGCACAGTCCCAAACGGGACGTGCTTTGATTCCGTATCTGATCTCTACAACACATTCGTTGACCTCACCACAGCTTATGTGGACGGGGCATACTCGTTGTTTAACTACGGGCCAAACGAGCCGTCAGCTACGGATCGGGATAAGCCTTGGATAAGAACAGTAGGATCAGCCCCAAACCGAATCTACATTTACTACAACGGTGCTTGGTCAAGTAAACACCCAGTTCCCCTCGATAGTAAGGAACGTAGGATTTGGACTGGAACAACTACCGAGTTGCTAACTTACGAAGGTGGTCTTGATGTTGGTGTTACTGAGAATACCGGCCCGTTCTGGGAGGTAGACACAGCACTCAGTAATCGTTTTTTAATTGGTGTTGGTGATACAGCTGCCGCCCCTAAAGCAGAAGGCGGTGAAAAGGATACTACTTTGGAAGAAAAGAACCTTCCGCCTCACACCCACGACCTTAACTACACCGACCGAGCTTACGCTAACGGATCGCAGCACACCGGAGAAGGGTCGTTCATAGCTGGAGCCAAGACGGTCAACGGGATGATTACAGCTGGCTCCGGCCAGAAGTCGGAGTCGTTCACCAACCTTCCGCCTTACTACGGCGTTTATTTTATTAAGCGCACCATCCGTGAGTATTACACAGTCTAATGAAAGTTACCCTCGGAGACGCTAAGACCAGAATCGCAAAGCATCTTAATCTTTGCGCGACGGATGCCCGTACCACCGAGTACATCAACGAGTCGCAGCGGCGTCTGATCGAGAGCGGCAAGTGGAAAGGAACCTACGGTAAGTTTACGATCTGCGTCACAGACGGCTGTATTGCTTGGCCCCGACAGATTGAAACGATCGAGTCGGTGGCACTCAACCAGAATGTCGGTACGGTTCGTAACGATTGGTTTGAGTTTGTGGAGAGCGGCTACGGTCTTCTCGATAACAAAGACAACGTAGGCCACCAGCTAATTGATCGAGGCGAGTCACCCACGCAGAAAGATATGTCCGGCGAGGGTAAGAAGATTCGCGTGTATGCTTTTGTCGCGGGGGATGCTGGTAAGACAATCAACATCCAAGGGTACGACTCCAATAATAACTGGGTGCGTACTCAAAGTGGCAGCACCTATATCGACGGAGAAACCGTCACGCTGGTCAACGGGTTCGTCGATACCACCACAGTTTTTAAAAGCGTTACCGGAGTTCGTAAGGATGTCACTCAAGCTAATGTCCAGCTGTACGAGCTGACAGATGCCAGCGCACCGACGCTGGTGGACTTGGCCACCTACGAGCCGGACGAAACTTTGCCCAGCTATCGGCGTTCGCTGATTCCCAGTCTGGGCGGTGCAGCGGGTTGTGAGGACGGGACGGATAAAAAGGTAGCCGTCACCGTTATCGCCAAGCTGCGATTCATCAACGCCGTTAACGATACCGACGTGCTAATGGTGAGCGACCTCTACGCTATTAAGAATATGGCAAACGCCATCAAGCTAGAGGAAAACCGAGACTTTGGTGCAGCCTCAGAATACCGCAACTTAGCCTTTGATTCTCTTCAGAATCAACTAGCAAATTATATGGGTGATGGGGCTGTACCAGTTTTACAGATGACAAACCTTAACACTCACGGGGGCGGCGGAATAGAAAGCGTAATATAATGGCAGTAGGAACAGCTTTATCACTAGGAGTCGGACTCGCATCGAGCCTTTTAAAGAAGGGGCCGAAGATTCCGAAGTACAAAAAGGTAGACCAAGACGCTGAACAGAAGGCGGCAATCTCCGGCAACCTCGCAAGCTTCGATAGCGCGAAAGAGTTGGCAGACAAAACGACGATGGCCGATCAAGAACGGCTTGAGTCAATCATTAGCCGCACCCTTCCCGACTACCGCAATATGTTGAGTGGCGCGGGTGGCGCGATCAGCAATATGATTGCTGGCAATCTCCCTATGGCAGACCAAGGAATGATTATGCGCCAAGCAGCTGAGAGAGGTGGCGCGATGGGGCTGGGAGGCAGTCAAGCTGGCCGCAACCTTACTGCTCGCGATCTAGGCTTGAGTCAGATGCAGATGATTGGCCAAGGCTTGAATGCGTTCAACAGCTTCTCATCCAACTTACGCCAGAACTACACCGTCAATCCTATGTCTCAAGCGTCAATGTATATGACTCCGCAGCAACGGATCGGCAACGCGATGAGCGAGAACCGATTCGCTTACACCGCAGCTGTTGGCAAAGCGCAGTCAGACGCAGCTAACAACCCGATGAACCGCGCACTTAACTTTGCGAGTGGTGTGGCGGGTATGTACTTGGGCAACAGCAACTTTGGCGGTGGCCAACAACAATCCGCTCCACAATCTGGCGGCTTCTTTCAAAGGATGCGATCTGGAATAGGAAGCCTTTTTGGCAACACCAGCAGCGCACCCACTTCGCCAAACCAAAGCGGCGGATACTTTAATGCACCTAGACCTTTAACATAATGGCTGAACCAGTAGACTATTTTATGCAAGGGGTTGGGCTGGGACAACGCTCCCGCTCAATACGGAATCAAGAGGATCAGTTCAGAACCAATCTGGCTGAACGGGCTAGGCAAGCTAACCAGATGTTCGATCTGCGGCAGAAAGAAACCGAATCCCAAATCTCGCGAAACAATCTTTACGTCAAGAAGCTGGACTATGATATGTCCCAGCAGAAAAAGCAGAACGATGAAGAGACGGTGCAGCTTGATTCGTTAAAGCAGTACAAAGATAATTTATCTGAAACAGCTAACGACCAAAGCTTTCCCTCCCTACCACTCCCACCCTCTGATCTTACTGGATCGTTTGCGAGCGAGGCTATGCAAGCTCACAACGCCTATATCGCTTCCAGAAAAGAGAACAAGCAGTATCAGTATTTCGTGAAGCAGCAAGAGGACGAAATGGAACTTTACGATTACGGGTTGCCAGTCGATTGGCAGAGCAGACCAGACGGAGACTTCCGCTTTACTACCGCTCAAGACAATAGGGCCAACGCTAAAGCTAGGGAAATCGAAGCTCGGTTTCGGGTTAATCCTCTTGAAGCTAACGCTAAAGGAATTACTGCCTCAAACTTTATTGGTATTGACGGCAAGCTAGATGAAGCTTCTTACGAAAATGCAATATCTAATCTGTCTCCTTTGGTGGAAACGCAAAGGCAAATGTTCCCAAGCGGCGGGGAAACTCGCATATTCACGCCTAAAGAAGTGATAAAGCAGCGGCGCAGAGAATCTTCAATCAAAACAATTTTAGAAGATCGCTCTCGGCTTGAAAGCTCTGTCTCTAAAAGACGGCAAGCCCTATCTGGGGAAGGTTTTACCCCAGAAGAAATAGTCGATAAAATTGACTCGGAGTTCCCAGCTGACTGGTCTGATGGAGGCCAAGAGCTACGCAAAGGTGACGAAGTTACCAATACTGAAGGTAAGGTTTTTATCTACGCCGGAGGCGATCCGAAATTAGAAAGCAGTTGGCTCTTATACAGATAAATGTCAAACCCTTGGGAACGTGATTGGGGCGGGTCTTCTACCGAATCAACTGGTAGCGGGAATCCGTGGGATAGAGATTGGGGCAAAGCAGTTGTAGCTGTTCAAGACAGCCCAGAGCCTTTGCCTGTTGAAGAGGACAAAGAGCCGGAGCAGTCCTTCCTAGAGAACTTCGGCAAATCTTTTCTGGCTTCATTCTACGACACCGGAGCAGCTGGCTGGAGTGTTTTAGAAAACGTAGCCAAACCTTTTAGTGACGAGTGGGAAACGACTTTTCGCGAGTATGCTGACCAAGCCCAGAAGATGGGCCAAGACCTTCGTGAGACGGGTCAGTTAGTGTCGGGATTGAGCGACGCTGGCTTTGATCGAGGGGTAGAACAAGACAGCTGGGGCGCAGCTTTTGGCTCTGGTGCGGGAAGTCTGGTTCCTATCTTTGCGACGGGTGGAGCGGCGGGAGCTGTCGGTTTAGGAGCGCGAGCAGCTGGAGTAGCTGTCTACGGAACGATTGGCTTACAAGAATTTGGCTCTTCATATCAGACCGCTCGCCAAGCATACACCGAGCAAGGGCTTGAGAACGGCTTATCGGAAGAGGAAGCGGTAGACCAAGCTGGCCAAAAGGCAATGCTGCCAGCTGTCTCCAGAGCCGCGGCAGTAATGCTGGTCACTAAAGCTGGAGGCAAAGTCGCTGACAAAATTGGCGGAACAAACCTTGAAAAACTTGCCTCTACTGTTGGCAGCAAAAACTCCAAAGAAGCACTCGACATTCTTCACCGAGGCTCTGGAGTTTCGCGGTGGAGATCAGTAGTAACGGGTTCAGTCATTGAAGGAGGCGAAGAAGCCGCCACCACCTACGTTGGTGATTACTTTATAGCTAGGGCTTCCTATGACCCAGACGCAACTTGGCAAGAGGTTTCCAATGACGCTTACAAAGCTTTCGTAGTTGGAGCGGGACTCGGAGCTGCGGCTGGTACTGTTCAAACCAGCGGCCAACGCAAATCCCCAGAGGATGCTGCCAAGCGCGACACAA